AGATACTATGACTGTCACAATTGATATTGCTGGAGATTTTGAACTTAGCGTTGGAGATAAAATTGAATTAGACGTGACTAGGATTGAGGCTCAAAAAACAGCTAAAGATAAATTAGTATCGGGGTACTATATTGTTACATCGATAGCTCATAAATTTGGAAATGAATATATCATGTCTTGTCAAATAAAGAAAGATTCTTTTATATGTGATTTAGATGATATTTATAAGGCGGAAGGATAATGAATAGCATAGATCAGTTTATGGGTGGTCAGTTTACATGGTTCACAGGAGAGATCGTTGACATTAATGATCCTTTACTCTCTAACCGAGTTAAGGTTATACCTTTTGGCTACTATGATAATACTATACTAGCTGAGAAACTTCCATGGTCTACTGTTATGATGCCAAATACCTCCTCTTCTTTTAAAGGGTATGGCTCGAATCATGAGTTGATGGTAGGATCGTGGGTAGTAGGATTCTTTAGAGACGGGCCTTCAGCTCAGGATGCTATAGTTATGGGTTCAATAGCTTCCTCCACTAATAGTATTATAGACATTCCAGTAGAAGCGCAACTTAATCCTCCTACAAATAAAGTACATAAGACTGAAGCTGGGCATCTAATAGAGATCGACAACACGCCCAATGCCGAACGTATCCATATACGGCATACGTCCGGAACATATATACTCATGCATCCAAATGGAGATGTAGAGCATAATAATAAAGATCATATGAAGATCACGACTGGAGATGATGGTGTGTTGATTACTGGTAACTCGAACGTGACCATTAACGGAGATTGTAATCTCACTATTGGCGGTAACTATAAGGCAGATGTCACAGGCAATATAGACTTGAAGGCTGGCGGTAACGTAAACATACAAGGCGCAAGGATTGACCTAAACTAAAATGGCTATTTCGATTCAACGATTGGCTCCAGCAACCAGAGGTATACCATTCGATATTACGATTGAAATACAGACTCCTGAGTCTGTTGATACATTGGTCGTAACAGATATATCATTTATACCGCAGGGCGGAGATGACAGAGGAGTCACCCGCAAAATAATATATAATGATACAAACAGAACTATTAAGTTATCTGGAGAATATAAAGATCTATATGATGATGACTTTATTATATATGTTCCAAAGGGAGCAGCCACACGATTTGTAGAAGGCTATGATGATAATGGTAATTATGTCAAACCCGTTCGCTTATCTGATGAAGCATTTGCTGAACAGTTATTAAAGTTTCCAGCTCTTGTCCAACCAACGATTATAACTTCTGTTGAACAACTACCGGCCAATGAAGACTTAATATTTGCTATGCAGGATGAAAGAGATGGGCTTGTTAAAACATATGATATAGAAATTAAATATAATGAATTAGATATTGAAGGTAATATAATAAGTAGTAGTACGTACATTGATCAGCTACAGCATAAGGTAAATACAAGTACGAAACAGTTTCAACAAGTATTACAAAACTATTACGAAGGTACAAGCCCATCTATCGCATATTCTAATTCTATAGCAACAGCAGAGGTAAGTGCACCTGAACGTTTCTTACAATTGCAGACACAAGCTATCAGTGTAGATGAGGGGGAATCATTTAATATATCTATATCGACAAATGTGCCTTATGAAGAATCTACATTAATTCCGTATACGATCACTGGAATTAGTGCAACTGATATTACAAACGAATTGACTGGTAACTTTAAATTTGATTCAGCAACATCACTCGATAGTGTTACTATAGTATCGGTGGCAGATGCTCTTTCAGAAGACGGCCCGGAAACCTTTTTACTTACTATAGATAATTACCCGGATTTGTCTGTAAGTGTGATTATAAATGATACATCGCAAAGCGCGCTGATCATATCTGAAGCAGGTAACGATGCGGCAGCTAATACTATATTCATAGATGATGTTGGTATACCATTATTTGATTCACAGGGCGTTAGAATAACAAGTGCTAACATTAGTTTTACTGCTGCTCAAATCAACACTAAATTAGAGAGTATATAATTATGACAAAAACTTATAACATAATATTAAATACTGGATATGATCAAACTGATTTGTATTCAATGGTAACTACTGTCACTGATGAACTTCTTCACAGGTCTACATTTTTTACTGCAGAATGCACAGAAGATCAAGTGACGACATTAAAAAGCCATGAAGCAGTATTTTTGTGCCAATGCGAAGATGATACTCCGGAAATAGAAGATGCTGTCGTAAAACAAGTAGACTATCATCGCGATTATAATCATAACATGATGCGGAAGGCTGCAATGGCCGATCCACATCCAAAAGGTAATTGGGGATTAATTCGCCATCAAAGCCAAACAAATAATACGACTTTTAGTACTGACGCGTACTCTTCGTATTCAAACTCTTATATTGGAGATGGTGTTGATATTATAATGCAAATAGCGAGTGTGTTACACATATTAGATCCGGAATTTATTAATACTGATGGAATAAGTAGATTGCAATCTACTTTTCAATGGAATAGCCTAACCGGAATGACTGATCTTCCTACAGTTAATTATGGATCTGGCATTTCACAACCTGCAATAAATTCTCATGCAGAAGCAGTATCATATATTACAGCAGGTAATACTTATGGGTGGGCTACTGGTGCTAAAATTTATATGTGGCCTAGAGATCAAATGAACGCCGCTGGGAAAAAACTAAACACCCATGGATGGGATGCATTTAAATTATTTCATCAACAAAAAGGAAATAGTAGACCTACTATAGTCGTAGATGCTATACAATATATCGACAGGTTTGGCAAGTCTGCTGGATCAGTTGTGTTTAGAGATGATCTATACAGTAGCATTGCTCCATCGGGATCTCCCTTAACCGCATCTGATAGAGTTAGAATATTTAATACCGGCACCCAAGCGTATGGAAACTCTCTTACTCCAAAGTTTGGAGGTGAGTGGAATATATTTAGTAATGTTAGTGGATCTACAATGAACGCTAAGGCCTTCACTGATCAAAACAAAGCTGATATTAAAACTTATATCGAAAATAAAACGAATGGTAATTATTACTATACCTATATACAACCGGTTGAAGAAATGATCAGTGCGGGTGTACACCATGTCAGCGCTGCTGGTAATTTTAATAATAAGATTGCTCTAACAGATAACATAGATTTTAATAACGGGATTCTTACGAATATGCCATTACCATTTGGCAGCGGCGATGGCCAGATGTATAGACCTTATTTGTACCATCCATTATGCAGAACTGATCTTCATCAGGCCGGGGATACAATCATATGCGCTTCTTTAGGATCACAGTTTAGTGTTGATTCTGGTTTAAGTAATAAAGAAACTCTTTCAGGGTTTAGTAATCGTGGAGATCGTGTAGATGCATGTGCTGCAGGCGAAAATATTTACATGAGCTTATATGTAAATGGTGAATACGAAGCAACTGGAACATCATTCGCTTCTCCTAATATTGGAGGAATGGCAGCCTGTGTACTAGGAAAATATCCAACGACAACTCCTGCTCAATTAAGAAAGTATTTTAGAGACCACGCAGTAGGAACTGAAACGTTATACGATAGCGGAACTAGGCCAACCCCTTCGGTTAATAGCGGAGATGCTCCATATTATGAAGACGCATTAGGATTAAGAGGTTACTCTGGTAAGATTGCATATTTAGATCCAGCACTTGTTTTCAATCCTAGTACAATATCAAATACTAGTATTACTTCAACTGAAACAGTTTCAACAAGTAACAAAATTAATTTCACGGTTAGCCAAATAAATACTAAACTGGCTAGCATATAAGAGGATTGATAATGGCAAGTAATTCGCAAAACGTTGCACGAGTAGGGGATCCAGATCAGACACATTGTAGCGGTCCAGTCAGAGCTATGGGAAGTTCTAATGTTTTTTGTAACGGAATACCAGTGTCACGCCAAGGTGATAAAAATAGTATTCACTTAAAACCACCTCATGGACCTTGCACTCCCCATAGCGCAGCCATCGCCGTTGGTTCTACTAAAGTGTTTATTAATGGTAAAGGTATGGGTAGGAAAAATGATGCAGTATCCGATTGTACATTTGTGGCTGACGGTTCAAATAATGTTTTTGCTGGATAGCAAACTATCTAAGAAAGGAGTATAAATAGTTATATGTCTACATATATACAAGCAGATAAAAGAGTATCACGAGGCGTAAACTCTTCTAGAGTTTCTAGGTCTAAGCAATGGTCTGATTTAGACTTATCTTTAACCTTGCACCCAATTAGAAAAGACATCATGCCATTACGAGATGATGCTGCTCTTCGTAATTCAATTAAAAATTTGTTACTAACAAACTTCTATGAAAGGCCATTTAACATGGGCATTGGCGCTAATATGAGAGCACTATTATTTGAGCCCGCAGATTCTATCACCAGGATTGCTATAAGAGATAATATCGCTAGAACAATATCAGATCACGAACCTAGAGTTGAATTAATCTATATTAAAGTTGATGATCAGGCTGATTCAAACGCATATAATATAATAGTAAAATTTAGAATAAAAGAATACGATACAGAAGATAAAGTAGAAATCGTGTTGAGACGAATAAGGTAACCCTATGGCAACAAATTTAAATGTAACGGAACTCGATTTCGATCAAATCAAAAAGAATCTTAAGAACTATCTAAAGACTCAGTCTGATTTTAACGATCATAATTTTGAAGGATCTGGATTATCGACCCTACTTGACGTCTTGGCTTATAATACACATTATAATGCTATGACTGCTCACTTTGCGTTGAATGAAGCTTTCTTAGATTCTGCTCAAATTCGCGGTAACGTAGTCACAAGGGCTAAGCTCTTAGGATATACACCAAGGTCGGTACTAGCTCCTCGAGCTGTTGTTAATATTGTTGTTGATATTACAGGTGCTCAAGGAACTATTCCTGGATCTTTATCTTTGCCACGTGGTACAAAATTAACTACTAACGTTGATGGATCAGAATACAGGTATGTAGTGTTAGAAGAGCAATCAGCATTGATTGACAGTGGTGGAACAACCTTTACTTTTAACAATGTTAATATTGTTGAAGGAACTAGAAAGACTCTTTTATATAGAGTTGATAATGATATTGAAAACCAAAAATTCCAAATTTCGGATCCTGATGCTGATACTTCTACGCTTAGAGTTTTAATTCAAGCAAACGATCAATCGACATCTTATGACAATTATACTAAATTTGAATCTTTGATTAATGTTACCTCAGCTTCAAAAGTATATTACTTGCAAGAAAATTCTGCAGAATATTTTGAAATATATTTTGGCGATGGTGTTACTGGCAAAAAACCAACTAATAATAATATCGTAACTTTAGATTATGTATATACTAAAGGTGGTGAGTCTAATGGAGCCAATGCATTTACTATAGTTGATAATATTGGCGGCTTTGCTAATAAAACTGTAACTACTGTCACTGCTTCTTCTGGTGGTACCGGCAAAGAGACCACTGAGTCTATTCGATTCAATGCTCCTCTTACTTTTACTTCTCAAAATAGAGCAGTAACTTCAGATGATTATAGAGCTATTATTCAAAAATCATTTACAAATATTAATTCTATATCCGCTTGGGGTGGTGAAGATAATGATCCACCAGATTATGGTAAAGTTTATATTGCTATTAAACCTTTGGTTGGAGATTCTCTGACTGAAGGAGAAAAATCTCAAATTATTGGTACTATATTAAAAGGCAAAAACGTAGTTTCTATAACTCCACAAATTGTTGATCCAAATTATACTTACATAGAACTTGATGTGTTCTTTAAATATAATCCAAACTTAACTGATAGAAGTTCAGTTGAATTACAAGCTGTTGTTAGAGATACTATTTCGGATTATAACTTTAACGAATTGAATAAATTTGATGGTGTGTTTAGGCACTCACAACTATTAAAAGCTATTGATAACGCAGATCCTTCTATTCAAAACAGTTCGGTTAGACCATATATGTTTATGAATGTTACTCCGTCTTCTACTGCAGCTAATAACTTTTCAATGAGTTTTACTTCTCCATTTTATAGTACTGGATCTACAGTCAATACGATAAGTTCTACGCCATGGTTATATAATACTGAGACTGTTTACTTTGGTGATATACCAATAACTAACAGCACTAACAGACAAATCATTGCATATAAAATTGTTGCAGGCGAAAATGTAACAGTGATTGCTGATTGCGGTTTAGTTGAAGCAACTGCTGGTAAAGTTACGTTGAAGAACTTTATTCCAGATTCTAATTCTCCTACGACTATTAGAATTACTGTTACTCCAAACTCATTGGATTTAGGTCCAAAGAGAGATCAGCTTGTTGCTATTGATCCATTAAGAGTTACCATCACACCACAAATTGATACTATCGCATTAAGCGGTTCTTCTGGTACTATTGACTATACTACGAATTCA